AAATGGCGGTTGTGGACCCCCGGCGGCGGGAAACGGCCCGCCGTGACCACGTCCCCCTCCAGCCGGCCGGGCAGAAGCCCGGACCAGGTAATCACCTGGAGCTTAGGCGTCCGGGGGACCATGATGGGTCCCACGCCCAGCACATTGTACGTCCCGTTGTCGCTGTCCCGGCTGATTTTGTAGCTCTCCGGGTTGACCGGAAAGCGGAGGGCCGTCCCGTCCCGGGAGAGATAGAGTCCATACCGGTTTTCCATGCCGCTCCCCCCTATTGATAGCTCAAATCGGTGTGGCTGGCCGCCTGCTCCAGCAAAATCCGCTGCAAGGCGTTCTCCAGCCACTGCAAATCCTCCGCCGTATCGCCGGTGTTCTGGCCGTTGATGGTGATGACCGGGGTCTGGGCGGTGAGGTTGACCTTGTTGACATACTGCCGCTCCGCCATGTCCACAAAGAGCTTCCTGTCCTCTTCCGACAGGGCGACACTGCGTTTGATGGCTCCGGTGTCCCCCTTGATGGCCTCCAGGCTGTCCGGGATGCTGGAGGCGTTGAGCATACCGGAAAAATCTCCCCCGCCGCCGGTAAAGCCGCCGAGGATGTCGTTGAGCTGGAAATTGTCCAGCGCCCGCCCCATACCGGCCCCCGCCTGGGAGAAGTCCCGGATGGCGTCCTCGTACTGGATGGGGGTCATGCGCTCCACCTTGTTCTCGTTTTCCCCAAATATGCCCTTCACAAAATCGTTCACATTGTTTTGGAATCCCCGGACCGCGCCGGAGATGTTGGACCCCAGCAAAGCGTCAATGGCCCCGGCGGCGTTGCTCACCACGTCCATGATGAAATTAAACAGCCCCAGGAACAGGTTGGCAATGGCGGTCACAGGGTTATCGAAGACATTGGCAAAAAACTCGGCAAATGTGGCGATGAGATTCCAGCCCGCCGCAACCAGGTTATAGCCAAAAGCGTACAGCCCGCCGAGCACCCCTCCGATGTGTGCGCCGACCTCTTCGCTGGTCATGCCCGCGGCGTACATGGCCACAATCGCCGCGCCAATCAAAGCGGCGAGCAGGAGCAGCGGCAAGTGCGCGATTGCCCACGCCCCCGCCGACGCCAGCGCCGAGGCCACCGAAACCGCCGCAAAGGCCAGCATAGCCCCTCCGGCGAATTGCAGCACCGCAGACACCAGGTCCCAGTTGTCCGCCACCCACTGGGCTCCGCCCGCCAGCAGGTCAATGACGCTCACCGCCGCGCCGCCCAGCATCTCCAGTCCCGCAATCAGGCCGTTGACGGCCCTCTGTCCCAGCGCACTGTTCAGAAGGCCGTTGAGCCGCTCCAGGGCGGGCTCCATGGACTTGACGGCGGCATTGCCCGCCATGGTCCACGCCTGAGAGAAGGTCAGGGGCACCCGCTCAAAGGCCGCGTCGGTCTCCGCCGCCGCCCCCAGCAGCGCCTCCTTGACTACCTGGGAGGTAATCCTTCCCTGGGAGGCCAGCTCCCGCATTTCTCCCACGGTCACGCCCATATGCCGGGCGATGGTCTGGGCAATGGCGGGGGCCTGCTCCAAGACGGAGTTCAATTCCTCCCCCCGCAGCACGCCGGAGCTCATAGCCTGGGTGAGCTGGAGCATAGCCGCCTGTATGCCCTGGGCGCCGGTTCCCGCCAGGGTGAACTGCTTGTTGAGCTGCTCGGCAAAGGCCACCAGCTCCCGGTTGGAGGAAAAGGCCTCCCCGGCCATAGTCCCCAGCTTGCCCACCATGTCCGCCGTCTCCTGGTAAGCGCCCCGGGAGCGCTGGGCGGACTGGTAAATCAGGTCCTGGAGCTCCGCAGTGGTCTGGAGTCCGTCGTTCATCCGCTCCAGCCGGGCGGCGGTCTGGGTGTGGGCGTCCGCCAGACCGGCAAACGCCTGCACCCCGCGCAGGCTCACATAGGCCCCCGCCAGCCCCAGAATTTTCCCCATCAGATTGTCCGCAGCACCCGCCCCCTGGCGCATTTTCCCGTTGACCCGCTCCTGGGCGGCGGAGACCCGGTCACAGGAATCCACCAGCCTCTGGGTGTGCCGCCCCGCGTCCTCCATGGACTGGGCGGTGCCCTCCGCAGAGCGGGCCATCTGCTCCAGCGCGCCCCCCGCCCCTTTTGCGGCGGTCTCCATGCCCTTCTGACTGTCCGCCGCCGCCCGACCGGCGGAGGCCGAGCGCTGAAGGAGGGAGAGATACCGGTTTAGTGTGGCGGAAAACTGGTCCGCAAGGGTGAGCGTCTCCCGTATGGCCGCCATCTACGTCCCCTCCTTCGCCCGCTGGCGGGCCCTCATCTCTCTGCACGCAAACTGCGTCAGCAACATCTTTTCCCGGGTGGGAAGTCCGGCCACCTGGCTGGGCCTCCAGCCGTGGTTGACGGCCATGTAGTAGGCAAGCAAGGTGTCCGCGTCCCCCCGGTCTAGGAGTTTTTTGCCTCTTCCTCCGCGTCGCTGTCCAGACCGGACAGCTTCAGAATGGCGTCGGACAGCCGGGCAAATTCTCCCACCAGAAGCATCCGCCCGGGCACCTCCAGGGGGTCCAGGGTCCCATAGCGCCTGCACAATTCCTCGTGGGAGAAATCCGGCTCCACTGTGGCCGCCACCACCAACCGGCGTCCATACTCGGTTTTGTCCAGTGTCTCCACAAGCTGCCCGTTCTGCTTGAGGCGGCGGGTGGACTTGCGCACCAGCTCGTCGTTCTCCATCTGGGTGATGGGGCGGATGGTAAAGGGGGCGGGCGTCCCGTCCTCCCGGCGGAAGCGGCGGGAGATCACAACCTCCTGGGGCAGCGCCTCCTGGGCCGGGTTCAAAAATGCGCTCAAGTTCATGTCAAACACTCCTTTTTCATGTACCCGTCTCTGTAGGGGCGCGGAAGCTGGACAGGACCTCAAAATCCTCATAGCTGAAGCTCAGGTCCATGGTCAGCATGTCCGCCTCCGCGTCCAGGATGGACAGGGGGACCGTTCCGGTCAGCTTGCAGTTGTAATAGGCCACCACCTGGGCCCCCACCGTGGCGGTGGGGTCGTCGTTGGTGGTCTGCAAATTGAAGTAGGGCATGGACCCGTTTCGGACATACTCCGCCATCATCTCCAAAAACAGGGGGGTGCCGTAGTAGACCGTCATGGTGCCGGTCTGCTTCACCGCTCCCGGCTTCTGCTGGGTCCTTTTGGTGCCCACCACCTTCATGTCGGAAGAGGTAATCTCCGCCTGAGTCTTGACGTTCTTGGCCCCAAACAGCTCCTGAACCTGGCCGTCCCGGATGAGGACCGCCTTGCCGGCCGCGCCGTTTAGGGTGTCCCGTTCCAATAAATAGCTCATACGCTCCCTCCCTTAGGATACGGCGACGGTCAGATAGACCTTCTCTACGGCGTCCCCAATCTGGAGGGCCGCTGTCACCACGATGCTGTCCGCCGCCGCCCCGGGCTCCACGGTCACGTCGGCCCCGGTGGGCCGCTCCCGCAGCGCGCCGCGCTCGTACATGGTCCGCAGATACCCCAGAACCGCCGCCTGGAACAGCCCTCTGCCCTGGCTGTTGTTCTTGACCTTTCCCAGATAATTCAGGGAAAACTCCCGGTAAATGTCGTTGGCCAGACTGCCGCACACCCGCATGGTGAGGTTTTTGTGAAATACCTGACCGGTATCAGGGGTGTAGGTGGTCAGGGTGTTGATATCGGTCTCAATCCGCACCCGGTCAAACTCCCGGACCAACACGAGATTGCCGGACAGAATCTCTTCTTCTATCCGGTCGTTGGTCAACCGGGGCTCCACGTCTGCCGCGCCGGGATAGGCGGCATAGGTCAGGCTGTCCGCGTACTGAGCCCCCGCCTGGGCTCCCGCCAGCCACCAGACTACCTGGTTGGCAGTCAGCTGCGTACCGTCCTCCAACACCACACCGCTGTTGGTGCTGATGACAAAGGGGCTGCCGGCGCTCTCGGCCCCGGCGGTCACCAGCTGGGCGTACCTCCCCTCCTGTCGGGCCAGACGCCTGATAAAGGTGATCATCGCCGCCTGTACCGTCTTATCCGTGCCGTCATAGGCCAGGATATCGAACGAGCAGGGCTCCAGGACCTCCAGGGCGGCGGCGTAGGCGGAGGGCTCCACAGTCCCGTCGGCTCCCCCGGTGAGGGTCACCCCCGCCGCAGCGGTGAGCGTGCCCGTTTGCGAGAAGGTAACCCAGCCGTTGGCCGCCAGCTCTGCCGCCGTCCGGACCTGCTGCATGTCCACAATCTGCCCGCCCACCAGAGTGGAGACCGTGAAGCGGCCGGCCTCATCCACATCCGGCGTGACGGCGACAGACAGGTCGTTGCCCCGCACGCCGGGGTATCGGGCCGTCACCGTGACGGCGGTTTCCTCTGTACCGATGGTCCCCGCAGCCTTGACCGCTCCGGCGGCCTCCAGCCGGACCAGCAGGACCTTGACGGGCCCTCCTGTGACGTTGGTACCCTTGAACATCTCCCGCAGAAAGCGCGCGCCCGGGTCCGTGAGGGGTACGCCCACATAGGGCGTCACATCCGCCCCGGCGGCGATTTCCACTGCCTTGCCGGGCTCCCCCCAGCTCAGGGCCTTGGCAATCGCCACCGTCCCCCGCACGCCCTGGTTCACAGGGGGCGCTCCTTCGCTTTTGAAATTGATATACACGCCCGGACGGACCTTGTTCTGGGCGCTCCAGTTTCCTCCCGCCATCAGCGCTCGCCTGCCTTTTTGAAAAATTGGTCCAGGATGCTCCGGGCTTCCTCCACGGTATACTCCGGTCCTGGCAGCAGCACCGAGGCAAAGTCCTTCTGATATCCCGCCAGTGCTTTGCTGCGCAAAAGCTGCTCCGTGGGACAGCGGACAGTTTTGGGTTTTGCTTTCGTTTCTGCCATTTTAAGATACCACCTCCGTGTAAGATTCCATCAAGCCCATAGGGATGGCGTGTTCCGGCCGGGTCACCCACAGCTTGAGCTCAAACTTGTAATGCAAAGCGCCGGCGTCGATTCGCCACTCCCGCTCATAGGCCCGCAGGAGGGTGGAGGCCGTCCCGTCGGAGTAGGGGAAGGTTTCCAACACCAAATCCAGGGCCTCCGCCGCCGCCTGATAGCGCCGCTGGAGGTCGGGCCGGTGGTAGTCCTCCAGATAGGTCAAGTCCAGCCCAATCCGCCGCAGCCAGCGCTTCCCCGGACGCAGTTCCATGTAAGCGTACCGCTGCTGGAGAAAGGCGCAGGGCATTTGGCTGTCCTGCTGGTTGGGGTCCTCGTAGAAGGCCACCCCCGGCAGCACGGGGGCCAGGGCCTCCGCCAGGGAACGGGCCACAGCTGAGAGCGTAAAGGTCATTCCAGCAGCCCCTCCAACCGGCAAGAACCCTCCTGCACCGCCCGCCGGTATTCCTCCTTGGCGGCGTCCACCATGTAAACACCGGGGACATAAGGGGTCTTGGCGCCCACAATCAGGCCCACCTTGGCAGCCGGGTCGTACTCCAGCAGCCCAGATTCCGGGTTGACATACAGCCCTGGAACAAAGTGCCGGTCCATCCGGTGCCCCTGGTCCACGTAGGAGGCGTACTCCTTGTCGTTGGCCAGAATGGTTACCCAGTCGGAGCCCTGCCGGACTGGAATAATTTCACTGTCCGCCGCCCAGTGCTGCTTCAGCTCCCCGGTGCGGGTGTTCGTTCCGCTCAAATCGCCCCCTGTGGGCGGCGTCAGTCCGGCGGCCTTTTCCACCGCCCGCTGTGTGGCCTCCTGGGCAATGTCCGCCAGGAGGTCAGGCAGTTGTGCCTGTGCCCGTTTCAATCCCTCCACCCGCTCCTGAAGCGTCATCCTGAATCCCTCCCTTCAACCATTCCTCCTGTACCAAGGGTATCTCCTGGTGGGCCAGACCGGGGAGCACCGCCCCAAAGGGCTCAAAAAAGTGGTTGGGCTCCGCCGCAAAGGCCCGCAGCGCCGCCGCCGTTCTCCCCAGCCCAGCCCCACGGCGGATATGCAGCTCGTCTCCGGCCTGCACGTCCACCTCGTTGCCGCACTGCACCCAGTCCTTTTGCCGGACGGAGGCCGCTGTCTGACCCATATCCAGGGCAGACCCGGACGCCTGGTAGAGGCGGCACGGGACCCCCCCCAGCAGCAATACCCGCTCATGCCGGGTCAGGGCCCCGTCCCGGACTGCCTGGACCCGGTAAAGGTCCATCCGGTCGGTGTACCAGTCCTGAAAGTTCACAGCACATAGCTCCCTCCCATACCCGCCAGCCTGGCCCGTGCGGCCAAAAGCTGGCCATACTGAGTGGCGTTCAAATCTCCCCAGGCTTCTGTGGCGCGGGTCAGGGCGCTGGTGTCGTAGGTAATGCTGTCCTGCCCCAGCTTGGCCGACTGCACCACCCCCACCATGGCCCCGCTGGCCGCCGCCTGGGCGGGGCTGTCGGAGCCCTCCGCGTAGGTGCGCAGATAGAGCGTGGCATAGTGGGCCGCATACAACCCGCAGGCATATCTCCATCCCTCCAGCCACTTGTCCGGTTGAATGGCGGCGTTGGCCTGGCAGATCAGTTCCTCCAGCATGGCGGGAGGAACCAGGGAGACTGCGGGGGCTTCCTCTGAGCCCTTACTGAAAAACTGGGGAAAGTCCGCCTGGAACATCTCCGCTGTATAGGCCCCCTGGCCATAGCCCAGGTTGGCCGCTGCCGCCTGGACGCCCCAAAACTGCGGCTTACCCGGCCACATGCTTCGGCTTCTTCTCCTTTTGGGAGAAGTCCTTGTCTGTGCCGCTGGCGGAGAGAATCACCTTCCCGTCCTCCACCAGCGCCTGAAAATAGCTGGAGTGCTCCGCCCAGCCGGGCACAGGGCCCACGCAGTCCTTTTTCAGAAAAAACCGTTCCCCGTTGGGGCCGGGCAGGAGGATATTTCGTTTCGATACCGCAAACATACTTCCACCCCCCTCAAATGCCGTCGAAGTACATCATGGTTTGGGGATAAAAGAGCTCCACCTCAGAAAGGTTGGCCGCGTAGGCGGTGTCATAGCAGAAATGGGCGGCGTTGGGCTGGCTCAGGGCCCGGCTCAGGGGGACCAGCTCTTCCACCTGGAGAAAGCGCTCATGGTTGACATAGATGACCATCCGGTCGCTCCCCCCGGTACCCGCCCCCTTGCACCACCGCACCGCGCCCACATACAGGCTCTTGCCGTTCTTTGCGGCCACGTTGTTCTTGAGGATAAAATCCAAAATGGTCTCGGTGGCCAAATCGGTGACCATGGTGTTGAGAATGTAGGCGTACTGCTCGTAGGGGAGCAGGATGTGGTTGGGCATGGCGTCCTCGTCGTACTCCGCCGCCGCCCAGACGGCGGTAATGCCGGCGTTCACATCCGCTAGAATCTGTTCCTTGGTCTTGTTCTCCCATTTGGTGGAGGGGGCGTCCGCCCCATTGGAGGCTACGGTGGTCTCCGTCACATCCGGGTGGTTCACCAGACCCGTGGTGCCATAGGCGGGAAGACCTGTATAGACGTTTTCATCCATGTGCTTGTCGTAGGCCCTGCGCATTCCATCCTGAAGCATCTGGTCCAGGGACCGGCCGATGTAGTTGGCCTTCTGCATATCCACCCACATCACCCGCAGCGCCGCCGCGAAGGTGTGGGCCTTGTACAGGCCCTTCTCCAGGTTGGCCTGAACGATGGGCAGGCCGTTGGCGCCCCCGGCCTGGACCGTGCTGTCCCCAGAGCCGCCGGTGATGCCGTAGCCAACGGCCTGGGCGGAAACGTAGTCCACCCAGCCGCCGCCGGACTTCACCACGATGTCCCGGGGATAGGTGACGCTGGTGAGGGGCTTGCGGATAAGCGGGTCCCGCTTCTCCAGCTCGCTGGTGAGGAACGCCATGCCGGAGGCAATCCCCGCCGCGTCCATCGTCATGGCGCTGCCGCCGGGGGCCGCACCGCCGGAGCTTGTGATGACGCCGGCGTCAAAGGTGCCGACATTCTGAAATCTTTTCATGCTCTCTCCTCCTTACGCCTTGTTCATGGTCAGAATGCGCAGCTCAGCGATGCCGTTGGCGTCCGCGGGGCCGGCCCACTGGCAGTTGGTCAGCTCCACGGTGTTCGCTCCGTCCGCCGCCGCCTCGAAGCCGCCCACCGCGCCGGTGGGGATGCTCTCGTTTGCCGCGATGCGGACATAGACCGCACCGCCCAGCTTGGGCGCGCCCACATTGCACTTGACGTTGATGGCCCCCCGCATGAACACGGGCACAGCCTCGGTTTTGGCGTAGGCCCCGATATCCTGCTCCAGGTAGCTCAGGGCGCTCTTGACCTCCCGGGAGGCCACGCCCACAAAGTCCTCCGCCGTGCTCCCGGCGCCCATGGGCACCACCGCGCCGTTGGCGTCGTACCGGAGCGCCGCACCGAAGGCGATGGCCGCTCCGGCGGGGTGGGTGTTGGCGATCATGTCCGGCTGCCGGGCATAGCTGCCTGCGAAGCCGTGGTTCATGGTTTTTCCGATATTCTGAGGGTTCAGTCCCATAGCTCAGTCCTCCTTCTTCTTGTGGGGGTTCCGGGCGGCGTAGGCGGCCTCGGAGGCCCGGCAGCGCTCCTCAAAGGTGCCGGCCTGGGCGGCGTCCGCCGCCTTCCTGGCGTTGGCCGCGGCGGCCTCCATGACCTGGCCCATGACGTTGGGGCCCTGGATGGTGGAGAGCAGGGCGTCCACTACCCGGGAACGCTCCTTCTCGTCCTTGATGGCCGCCACCGCCGGGCGGACCTTCCTGAGCAGCGCCACCGCCGCGTCCTTGGCCGCCGGGGCCATGTCGGCCATCTCGTCCGCCGGGATGGTGACGGCGGCTTCCTGCCCGGCGTGCTCCGCGCCGGCCAGCTTCTCGATGAGGTCGTCCAGGTCGTCCTCGTCATGGAGGGCCTTCTCCTCCCGGTCGTTCTTGTGCTCCAGGGCCTCCAGGCGCTCCAGGATCTTGTCCAGCGTGCTCCCCAGATCGTCGCCCTTGGGGGCCCGCTCGACCATCACGTCGCCCGTGCCGCAGTCCTGGTCACCGGCGGGCTGAGCCTTCGCCGGCTTGTCCGGCTCAGCGTCCATCACCTTCGACAAATCGCTGGTGAGCTTTTCCAGCTCCTCCGGTTCCGCGTCCTGCGCCGCGAGGCCGAAGAATCGGTAAAGCGCCTCTTTTGTTTCCTTCTTCATGCGTTTCTTTCCTTTCCCCGCCTCGCTGGCGGCCTGGTCTTTTATCGCTACCTCGTGGCCGGCGCGGCCCCTGGGGACCACCGCCACGTGATTGCCGCGTATGTTCTGCTGCTTGTAGCCGCTCCCGTCCGGGACGTACTCGCACAGGTACCCGCAGGAGACCTCCCGGGTCACCCCGTTCCACACGTCAGACACCAGGCCGGCGTCCTTGAGGATGAGGTCCGCCACGATGTACTCCCCGGACCGCCGGACGTTCTGGACGTGGCCCTTGGAGTAGCTGGCGAAGTTCTCCGGGCCCAC